TCTCCATTAAAGTCACCGCCAAAAACCATCGTTTCCCATAAAACAGGTTTATAATTTTTATCTCCAGGCGCACAGAAGCCGTGATCTAATCCTAAGAAAACAGTGGAAACAAGCCCATTTCCTGTTTGATTTCTCTGAAGTATACGACAACTATCTTGAAACCATTTTCCCCAAGTTAGCAGGTCTTCGCATAACTCAGGGTCGCCATTCTTATCTAATATATATCTATCTATGCTCATATATTTAATCACCTCTCAGAATATCGGGCAAATAAACAAAGAAAAAGCAAAAGAATCCAGAATGTAAAAGTAATCCAAAAAGGAGAGAGAACCCAAACCCATGACCAATTAATAACATTACATAACTTAAGCGTAATAAAGATAACTCCCAGCAAAGATAAAATCCCTATACTGCTATTCCTTGATTCACTCATGCACTTAACCTTTTCTCTTTTTCTGTATAGATTCCAGTCTTTTGGCCCAGTAACCACCAGATCCATATCCTGCCAATATTAACTCCTCTTGCAACTTCATTCTATATTCTTCGCTCATGCGCTAGCCTCTGCATACAGTTTTTTCGCCTTATGTTCCAGTTTTCCTTTAAGATTCAGTAGAGCCAGGGTATCTAAAGCGTCAAGACTATCTTTATGATAAAGCTCTTTTACAGCTCTATTTAAGTCAACCTTGGTTTCAGCTACTAACCTCATGATGTTGCCGATCTCAACTACTCTATCTATTGCGGGGCCCTTCTGTTGAGATGGGGCTTGAGTTGTTTGCTGCTTATTATGTTGTTGCTGCGGTTTAAATTGTTGTGGTTTTTCTTCCTGCGCGTCTTCGTCTTTTTGAGCAATACCCAGCATTGCAGTCAACGCATATCGCCTGCCGTAAGTTATTGTTCCTCCAACGGTTTGAGCTGAGCTCATACCAGCCTTACCAGCCTCTAGCGGCAAAGATAAGGTCGAAGACACCCATTGTCCCGAACAATGAGCCAACAGAGTTTTTACCACCACCTTATTATCAACAATATCAGCCCCTTGCCATATCGTTAGATTATGTTTCGCCAGAGTCGGCCTTACTAACTCTAAAACAGAGGCGATATCAGCATAACTATATCTACCCTGATATCCTTGTTTGTCTTTATCGACATTTTCGATTTCGCCTTGGAACTTAGACATTGCTGTTGCTAATTCGTTTATATTCTCGCTCTTCTGCATGGTAACCTCTTGACACTAACGATTCAAGACCCTATAATATGACAAATGACCCACATTGTCAACATTAAAAGGAGAAAAAATGAAGAAATCGAAGAAAGCTTCTCCAAGTACCGACCGGATGCAGATACGGTTAGCTCCGTATGTTAAAGAAGCGATTATCGCCCACGCTAAAGATAAGGGACTAACAAGATGCATGACGGCTAGGATGCTCTTGATGGAACGTATGCAACAGTTAGGATTGATTGATGGAGCCACATAATGGACTTAGATCAGGAATGGATTAACAAGGTAACGCAATTCATTAGAGAAGTTCGAGAAATTAATCTTAGGCTTAACGACAAGCAATTAGAGACTTACTTAAACAAGTTGGAAACAAACATACAAGAGGTAAATAGTGTCAAACGGAGTCAATAAAGTCATCATCTTAGGGAATGCCGGCGCAGATCCAGAAACGGTGCACCTACCCAATGGCGGAGCCATTACGAATGTCAGGATTGCAACCAGCGAGCAATGGAAGGACAAAAAGACCGGAAAAGATGAGCAGCGTACTGAGTGGCACAAAATAGTATTCTTTAGTCGTTTGGCTGAGATTGCAGCTCAATATGTCAGGAAAGGGTCAAAGATATACATAGAGGGGTCAATTAGAACCAAGAAATGGCAGGATAAGGACGGCGCAGACCGATACTCGACTGAGATTATCGCATCCTCCTTGCAGCTACTGGACAGTAAAGGCACCCAGCCTCAAGAGCAGCAGCAAAGGCAGGTGCCGGCAACAAACAATGACAGTCAAGACTTCGAGGATCTCCCATTTTAATAAGGCAGGAAGCCCATGACTATCAACAAAGCTAGGGTTAAGCCGACCAGGAACCCCAGGAAGCTAAACAAGACCATCTTGAAGGAAACCCAAAAGGAAACCGGCGAGGGACTGTCGGACGAGGATATCATACAGCTCAGGGCAGAGAAGTACCTGCATCAAAGTACCGTCAGGTTTTTTGATTGGTTGTGCGATCACATAGAACTCTACAGGGCTCAGCCCATCCTTATCAAGAACACCCCACCCAGAGAGCAGGTTTACCGTCTTAAGTGTGAGGGGACGATTGTGGATATCGTTGTGAGGGTCTAGCAAGGATCTGAGTCATGGATGAGTATGGCAAGGTCTGCCAGTAGGGATTTAGCTTATGGACGAATACGGCAAGGTCTGTCAAGAGGTAATCGATGCACACCCGAAGATCGTAGATGGGGTGCTGGTAAAGGACGTAGTGGACTACATGATTGAAGAAAACTTCGGAAGAATACCGTATCTAACACAAGAGGAGATGGAAGCGGATCTTGCTATAGAAGATCTCAGGATGTTCGTCAGACCTGAGTGCATGAAGGCTCAGATCGCCTACCTGCTACGCAAGGGTGAGGTTTTACCGACAAGCGAGCCCCTATGAGGGAGCTAGTCGTATTCTTTGGAATCCTTATTTGCCTTTCTATGTACTTGAGCGTCAAGAGCTTACCAGGAATGACCCCCACTGAGCCTGCAAACCAAGTAATCAGGCGAGAGATTCAGCGCATGTACGAACAAATGGAATGCCGGTTTGAGTAAAAAAAGCCAAGGCGAACGTTGACCTTGGCTCTAAACTGGAGTTTAAATATGCGTACTCTTTCTCATCATATCACAGCACAATTGGAGTAGCTAATGACTTACCTTACTGGCAGCCACGTTATTTTAGTAGGAAAGATGGGCAAGCATGAGGAAATCCGCGGCTCTCTTTTGGTGGGCGCTGAAGGATCTTTGGTTTTTATTCGAGATAACCTTGAGGCTGAACCAGGCCAAGTCGTTAGGGAGGAATGGCATCTAGGTAAGATAGATGACATTAAGAAGAACCCCGAAGCAAAATAAAAAAAGGCCCAGACATGTGGTGAACTGGGCCTTTTTAAGTCACTTTGGCTGCCAGAGGTGCGTGGCCTCCAGCAGAACCTAGAATATCAGATGACTGAGCCGATTGACAACACTATTCGGCTCACAAATTGATTCGATGGGTGATAGATGAGATAATTTGAAGGTCTTAAAAAGCCGAGGGTCCGTCGCCGAACCCCCTGTAATTGCAAATTCAGGATACGGAATTTTAAGACAGAATGCAAGGGGTTCCCCCAACATTTTGTCACAGGGACTCCTTGCCAGGTTTAAACCATGGACTTGAGGAGTTAGTTAAATGTCTGAATGCCAACCATTAAAAACCATTTGCCGCGTAGTTAAGAATAAAGAAAATCCATACGTCATCATCAACAAAACTTGCCTTCACGACCCGTTGCTTTCCATGAAAGCTAAAGGCGTTCTTTGCTACATGCTAAGTATGCCAGATGACTGGGTTTTTCATAGAGAAGAGCTTGTAAAACACTTTTCAGATGGTATGACCGCACTAAGGAGCGCCTTAAAGGAACTTGAAGATCATGGATATCTAAAGATCACTTGCCATAGAGAACGGGGTCGAATCATCAAATGGGAAACGTTAGTGTTTGAGTCTCCAGCCCTTGCAAATGCTCATGTTGAGCCAGAAGTGGAAAACCCGCCTATGGAAACCGCACCGGTGGTGAACCGCACGCTACTAAATACTGATACTACTAATAATGAAAGAACTAATAGCAGCAGCCTTGATGAGTTAAGTAAGAGTGCCTGCATAACTAAAGAAAGAGGTACCTGTTCAACCGAGAACCTGATTTCCAGGGAATCGGAAAAGCGCACCGAGCAAGAAGTCGAAAACCAGCGTTTAGTTAAAGGCAGTGGGTGCCAGCCAAATGACTTAGTTCAGGGCCTTGAGAGCTTAGGCTTTACGGACGTGCAGGCAAAGAGGTTGATCTCACGGCACGGCAATGATAAAGTGGCTGCCGGTATAGAAGCTGCCCGAAAGGATGCAACGACAAACCCTAAGGCTTTTCTCAATAGCTGGCTAGCAGCGAGGAATGGTGTGACCCTTGCAGCCGCCAATGAAGCCCGAACAGCAGACCTGGAGTACAGCAAGATCAATGAAGCATTTAACAAAACAAAAGAATTGGGACTAAGGGGGATATGATGCAGTGCGTCGCCGAAGACCTTAATCAGAAACTCTACGATATTAACCCAGTCTATATCGATATCACCAGCTCTATCACGGCTGGTTACCTTTTGACTCAACTGGATTCCCTTGGCCGATCATTCGGGTACCGAGAGTTTTGGCGGACTGATGCTGAGCTGCAAAGGGACTACAGACTGGGTCGTCGTGAGCTTGCTGATAACCGAAAGAAGCTCATCAGCCTAGGCGTTATCAGTGTTGTACGTAAAGGATTGCCGGCAAAACTTTACTATAGGGTTAACATCGAAAAGATAGTAGAATTGGCTCTAGCCTTTGAAAGCACTACTCAAGCAAAAGAACTGGGATTAAGTAGTATATGACACAATACACCGCTAAAGACCTCAGTCAGAAACTCAGCGACAACATTCTCACGGTGCTAAGGCACCTGCTACCTCGCGGCAAGCAAAAGGCTTCTAGATATATTGCAGGCTCCACAAAAGGAGAACCTGGTGACTCTCTGTCGGTACCAATCGCAGGGGACCTAAAAGGCCGCTGGTGCGACTTTGCGACAGGGGAGAGCGGGGACCTGTTAGATCTATGGGCCTCTAATCGCTCCATAACGCTCCCTGAGGCCATGAAAGAGGTTGCAGGCTACCTGGGCATATCCCAGACCATTTTGAAGCCTCAGAGGTCAAATAAATACGTCAGACCAAAACTCACAGAAACAACAGCAGCAGCAGCGGATAAGGTACTTAACTACCTCAGAAGGGAACGCAAGCTTGATGCCGGAACCTTAGCTACTTACGGGGTCCTTAGTGACGGTGACGTTATCCTTTTCCCTTATTATCGAAATAAAGAACTTATGATGATAAAGCACCTCAAGCTGGAGCGCACCGCAGAGGGTAAGAAGCAATCCTGGGTCAGTAAGGATGCTGAGCCCTGCCTGTTCGGCTGGCAAGCAGCATCGGGTAAGTCGCGTAAACTATGTCTGACTGAAGGTGAAATAGACGCGATGACCCTGTATCACTACGATATTGGTATGGATGTTATGTCAGTCCCGTTTGGGGGAGGCGCTGCCGGAAAGCATCAATGGATAGAAAGCGAGTTTGATAACTTAATAATCTATGACGAGATATATCTTTGCTTTGATGATGATGAAGAAGGAAAAACAGCCGCCAAAGATGTGAGTGAGCGACTAGGGTCTCATCGCTGCCGGATTGTCACCTTACCCTATAAGGACGCCAATGAGTGCTTACAAAAAGATGTAGCCACGGTGTTCATCAAAGAATGTTTTGACAATGCAAAGCACATTGATCCCCGAGAGCTGAGAAGAATGGGGGATTATATTGAGCAGGTTAAGAAAAACATCAATGATCCCTCACAAGAAGATTTAGGTTATTCATTACCTTGGACCAAGGCGCTTAACACGATTCGTTTTCGGCCAGGAGAGTTAACCGTCTGGACCGGAATCAACGGCCACGGAAAATCACAATTAATTAGTTATCTTGTGTTGAATCAGATTGCACAGGGCGCTAATATCTGTATTGCGAGCTTCGAGATGAGGCCCGATAAAACAGCCGAACGTATGGCCCGACAAGTATCATCTGTTGAAAAACCTTCTAATGAACACCTTGATATAATAAGGTCTTGGTGGGGGGATAAGCTTTGGGTCTTTGACCTAGTGGGGACGGCAAAAACTGAAAGAATCATAGAGGTATTCAAATATGCTCGCCAAAAGTATGGGATGGACGTCTTTGTTGTTGATTCTTTAATGAAATGCGGGATAGAAGAGGATGATTATGTCGGCCAAAAGAGGTTTTTAGATGTTTTGTGCGATTTCAAGAATGAATTTAATTGCCATATTCATGTTGTTACCCATCCCAGGAAGCAAGAAAGCGAAAATACCCAACCTGGTAAGCTGGATGTTAAGGGAACAGGCGCTATAACTGATATAGCTGATAATTTTTTAAGTGTCTGGCGTAACAGGCCAAAAGAAGACAAGATAAACATCAGTAGAGAGAGAAACTTACGGGTTCAACCGGAAGACTTAGAGCAGCCGGACTGTCATTTTAAGTGCATGAAACAAAGATTTGGAGACTGGGAAGGTCTAATTTTATTGTGGTTTGATCGTGAATCCTATCAATATCTCCCCTCGAAAGACGCTAAACCATCGCCAATGATCGCATTACCTTGATTTTAAGGTTCATACCCTAGGTTTAGGTGAAGGCTCATCCTTTTCGTCTACCGACAGATGGTATACCTCAACTGGACGTAACTCCACCTTACACCCCTCTTTTGATTGTTCTACGTGGAACCCTATATCAAGTTCCACATGTTCACGGGCCTCGGGCTCATCAACTAAGATCGGATTGTGGTTTTCTTGGATGAAGACAGCTCCAAAAGCAGCAGCACCGGCAATGATACCGGCACCGACCGCTAATAAAGGGCTGATGAAGGCACCAGCGATCAATACGCCGACACCAATAGTGAGGGCTACCCAGAATATGACTTTTCGCCAAGATATGCGCATATGTTGAGTATAGACTGGGTTAATGCGCTACTGATTAGCCTTAAAAAACGCCTTAGCAAATCCAGGTGGCGTAATGGCTCGAAACTCGGCATCATCGGAAGCACAGAGGCCGTCCATCTGGTGGATTAATTTCTTATGACCCAAATGCTGACACGCCAAAGATGGTTTCTCCCTTCCTGGCCTTATATATAGTCCCTCTATTTTTGGTACATCTTCCCATTTATTATATAGTATCTCCGGTTTATTGAACTGTCCCCATAAATAGGTTAGCTTTGTCCAGGGATCCCCAAACCACCAAGGATGAAACATATAGGATGGCTTTCCAAGGTACTTTGGGAGATCTCCAATAGGATTCTCTAAGGCCCAAAATACTGGATTGCATTTTTTGATAATATCTAAGCAAATGCTCACAATTTCCATACCGAAATTGTGGTCTCCCTTCCGTCTTTTAGCTCTAGAAAATTCTGTACAAGGAGGGGCAGCTAATATGCCATAAACACCATTGGGAGGGCTAAATATCCTGATATTGCAGTCAGGCAGCGTGCAACAGCGAACATCATACCCAGCCATATCGTAAGGATGACTCCATGAACCTGAGCCGCTGCACAAATCTAGAATGATCTTATCCTTCATTTTTTTGTTTATTCCTCCTTCTCTGGCTCCTCTTCTTCATATTCATCTTCTTGGGTAACTTCAATGTCATGAATTAGACCAAAAAGGGTATCTATCCATTCGTCAGCGCGAGCGATATGCTTCTTTATACGCAATAAGTCTAACCTAATAGTTTCCAGGTCTCTTGGATTTACTGAGAGATTCTTACCTTCAATTACCGTTATTTCCATAATTACTTCCTTTTTGGCTGGGAGACTAGGGATCGAACCTAGGTATCAAGGGATCAAAACCCTTTGCCTTACCACTTGGCTACCTCCCATAGAATTATTAGCGCCAGCTACCGCGTAAGAAGCGATCTCGACCAGCTTCCCCATACATATGCGCAGGGTTATTTCGCGGCACGTAACCCGTCCGATGCGGTGGAACATAACTTGATTGAACTGGTGCACTACTCAGAAGAGAGGGTCGGCGCGATGGGTCTTTCGGTACATAGATTGTTCCAGGAATCGGGGATTTGACAGAATACTCGTGGGGTAGCCCATCATCCTTTATCAACTTGTAGTTTTGCTCAAACCAAGGGTCTTTGTTCATAGCCGCCTCTTTCATCGCGTCGCTTTCGCATTTTTTCATGCACCGCTCAGCTTGGACCGCCTGGACCCCAATAGTCCCGCTGGCACCCAATATGGCACCACCTAAAGCACCGCTCAGAATCAAGGGAGGCGCACCTGTTGGGATCATAGCAAGAGCACCGCCTATTGCACCCGTTACCGCATAAACGGCAGTCTCTTCAGGGATAACATTAGAAGCGCAGGCTTGCATACATTGGGTCGCTGGTCTCGGCGCAGTTGGTGCAGGTGGCGTACTTAAAGCCTCTTGCTGCATCATACGCTGAGCTTCTGATACTAGATCTAAAGCTCTTTGGCGGCTCATGTTAGTATATAAATTAGAATAGTTTAGGTTAGTATGAGTCATTGTATATTTCCTCCTGGTTGTGTTTGGGTTGATCGCCTTAAGAACTCATGGAAATGCCACTTTTGCCAGTTATAACACCTTTCATCACCTCTAAATGAATGATAAAATCTTGAATATTTGCAAGCAAGTGTTCAATTTCTCTGCACTTAGAACCACAAGAGTTAAAGGTATTAATTAGTAAGCTAAAATGATCTTTTTCATCGGTTAGTATATTTAGGATGTCTCTAAGTTCTTGCAATTTCTGAAATGATTCGCCTCCATAATTTCTCAAGTCTTTTAGTTTTTGTATTGCATCCTCAAAAATTGATCCATACTCAGAATATCTGGCCGTGATGGAATCACTCAAGGCTTTCATCTCTTCCTTAGTCTTTCCGGTTATTTCCTCAATGGTTTTACTCATCTAGTCCTCCCTTCGGGCAAAGGGATTATTAGAACGTATTTAGCTAAACCTGTCAACAGATTTAGCTTTTTTCTCGGCCAGCACTTCATAGAATCTACATTGAGCTAGCAGCGCATCCATCAGTGCAAATAATTTTCCTGGTTCGCTAAAGCATAGGGAGAAAAGAATCCCTAGAGTCGGAAAAATCGCAAACCATGTAAAGTAAAGAGTGATTGAACACAAAAAAAATGCGGTTACCTGAAAAGTAAAAGCAACCGACTGAGTCCTTTTTGTTTTTAGAATTTCTGCTTTTAATAAATCCATTAAATCTTCCAGTAAAGGCCCCATTATATGACAAATGGGGCCAGATGTCAATTATCCTTTTATCATTTCCGAGAACTCTTGAGTAAATACCTTGAGAAGAATCTCTAGGTCATTACAAACATCAATGAGGTCATATTCTAGTGAATTTCTGTATATCATCTTAAAGAAGTAAGATGTAGATGGGTCCCTCATGATTTTCGCTATATTTATCCTTCTGTTTTGATTTATATGACTTTCCCTTTGATCCATCCATTCTTGCTCAAGATCTTTTCCGGTCATTATATCAGCGTGAATTTGTGACATTTTACTCATTTTGCGAACTCCCAGCCACGAGGTTGACTCGGAGTGGTTAAAATAAAAAGGCCGTCCTCATCCGTTCTTAACTCATGGTAGTAATTATCCAAAAATTCACTAAAAGACACTCCAGAAAACTTTTCTTTTAATTCAGTTTCAGACTGAATTTCACCATTTCCGTTTATTTTTGTAAAAAACCTTTCGGTATTTTCTTTAATCTTTGCATTCATTTTTTAGCCTCCACATGTTTTTAATGAATAATTTAATTAGGCTTAATTTTTCCTAATCTCTTAATGCTTAGCCGAGGTTTCCGCTACTCTCCAGCCCTCGGGAACACCTAGCTTTTTGAATTGCTCCTCAAACATGAGTTCTATCACCTCTTTAAATACATTAGTAAAATTCGTGGTTTCTTTCATAAACCATTCATAAGTCGCCAAAAAAGGATCGTCTTTTTCTATTAGATTAATATCCATATCTCCGACTAAATCTTCTGTCAACATGCTCTTTGTTCGCTCTTCAATTAATCGTCTTAGCGCCTCAAACGCATAAGCAGCAACAACTCGGCTAGATTTATTTAGTTCATTCATTTTTTTAGTCTCCATATGGTTTTGGTTGATTGGTTTCGTTAGTCTTCGCTTTCGTACTCAAATACGTTTTCGTTTATCTCATTTACGTTTATTTTTGGGTCATCCCATTCTGGTCCTTCTGGAACCCCGGTTAAGCCCATCAACTTAGCAGTCTTAACAAACCGATCATAATGAGTTGATTTTCTGCAAATATCGTCACAAGTTTCATCATTTAGCAGCCAGACCGCTACGCTCCACGTTTCCCAGTTTGCCCAGCCATTGCATTTTTCATCTTTTAATGATTTATTCATTTTTTTAGTCCCCACATGTTTTAGTACAAGGATAGTATATGACAATACGACTCACATTGTCAACTATTTTATGAAAAATATATTAAATTTATCAATATTGAGCTAGTTGACTCATACTAAATAAGTGAGTATGCTCATTAAATGGACATGGCTATACTATATATAAGGTGTTTATGGCGGTTGAATTTGGCGGCGAAATTGTTTCTACATTAAGGCGGATTCACAGATTATGCCAAAACTGTAATGGGAAGGGCACATATATCGGCCTAGGGATGCTGCAACATAACTGCAAGCTCTGCGACGGAAAAGGCAGAGTCTATCAAGGGCAGAAACAAAAAGAAAAAGGGCAGCAACAGAAGGAAAAGAAGAAGAGAGGGAAGGGAAGGGATGTCGCGGATTTTAGAGCCCAAGATAAAAAAATGTACGCCGAAGAAGAAAGCGGACCCCAAGCAGCCTAAGATAAGGCCATCTAGAGCTGTTCCTGGCGCAAAAATGGGAAGGCCAACAGTCTATAGCCAAGAGTTGGCCGATAAGATAATTAAAACATTCAGTAATTCCGCAAGATCATTTAAAAAGCTGTGTGAAGAGAATGATGATTTTCCAGAGTTAAGCACAGTTTATCAATGGTCATCTGAAAAACCTGACTTTTCGGAAGCTTTAGATATAGCTAGAGTCAAAAGAATGACGTTAATGGGCGACGAACTGTCAGAAATTAGCGATGAAACAATAAACGATCCCGCTAGAGATAGATTGAGAGTTCAAACTCGTCAGTGGTTAATGTCTAAATACAGTCCCAATAGATTCGGCGATGCCTCAAAGGTTGAAGTAACAAACAAACCATCCTCTGAATCATTAAAATTACTAGCCGAGCTTATATCGCAGCATGCTAGAGATCATTGATAGACCAAAACTTGAGATGCAGGCTCAACTATGGGGTTCTTTTACCCTATTTCTTAAAGTATTCTTTCCTCTGATAACATCACGTCCATTTACTGTGCCGGCCCCAGTGGGCCGTGAATGCCATTTTATAACAGTGGGACGCGCCCTTACCGCAGCGTCACGACTAGAGATCTTATCTTTAATCATCAATATGCCTCCAGGTTACGGAAAGTCTACCCTTTGCTCATTCTGGGTTGCCTGGACACTATCACGATATCCTGACAGTCAATACTTATACATTTCATACGGGAAGCACTTAGCAGCAAAGCATACCGAAATGATTCGACGAATTGTGTCTAATCAACAGTATCAAGACCTGTTTGGAATCAGAATAAAAGCAGACTCACGCGCAAAAGACAGCTTTCAGGTCGAGCAGGGCGGTTCAATCAAAGCTTTCGGTTCATCCGGCGCAATTACCGGTCAAGACGCTGGGCTTCCGAACCTAGACAGATTCAGCGGCGCGCTTATTATCGATGATCCGCATAAACCGGATGAAGTGCATTCCGATTTGGTTCGTGAAGGCGTGATACAAAACTATCGTGAAACAATCCTACAGCGTCCCCGCGGCCCAAATGTGCCGCTAATATTTATTGGCCAATGTCTCCATGAAGCAGACCTTGCAGCCTTCTTGAAGTCCGGCCAAGATGAACGGAAATGGAAACAGATCGTTCTTCAGGCGCTCGATGAAAATGAGCACGCCTTATATCCCTCATTAAACTCCCGTGAGCAGCTCATCGAGAAACGAGAGAAGACACCCTATGTATTTGCTAGCCAGTACCAGCAAAACCCAATACCAGCGGGTGGCTCTCTATTCAAGGATCGAGATTTCCCGTCACTCATCGAAGAGCCCGAGTCAATTCTGACATTCATCACAGCCGACACAGCCGAGACGGAGAAAACCTACAACGATGCAACGGCATTTATGTTTTGGGGCCTATACTTTATCTCTGACACTGGCACTAAAACGCAACAGCTCGCACTTCATTCGCTTGATTGCTGGGAACTTAGAGTAGAACCAAAAGACCTTGAAACCTCATTCTTATCCTTTTACAGTGACTGCATGCAGCATAAGACTCAGCCCCTTATTGCGGTTATTGAGGATAAATCAACAGGTGTGACATTGGCTAGCACTTTATCTCAGTTGCGCGGCTTACAAATACGTAAGATTAAACCCACAAGAGCGATGGGTTCTAAAATAGATCGATTCATCGATATGCAGGGACATATATCGTCAAAGCTGATATCATTTACAGAGGGAGCCAAACACAGGGATGTGGTTGTCTCCCACATGATGAAGATTACGGCCAATGGGGCTCATCGCCATGACGATATATGTGATGCAATCTATTATGCTGTCAAAGTGGGCCTTATGGATAAGAGCCTCTACAATCCAAATTCAAATCGCTCTGCTAAGATAGTAAGTAATCTAGTTAGTGATCTCAACCAACGAATGCACGTGTCAAGGATGGCGCAAGATTCATGGCGAAACAGGTAGCGAAAGAACACCAAGACCGTTTAAAGGAATTAAAGCTAAACGTAGAGTCATGGCATAATTACTTTAACAGGAATGCTAATCGATATCACGAGTTCATGAGATTCGTCTTCGATACGACCCTGTCCTCCCAAGACATACAAAAACTAACCACATTGCAAAAGCCTCAGCTCGAATTTAATATCATAGAGGCTTTAATATCCCGTCAGCGTGGTGAGTTTGCGCGTCAGGAACCTTCAATCAGCGTTAAGGCGGCAGATGGGGTCACTGTGCAAGAGATGTCTGACGACTATCTTGAGATGATGCGCATCCTTCAAGGCCACATGAAGGAATTACTGTTAGATTCATCAAGCGACGGTCTTCAGTACAAGTTAATGACAGATATACTTGGCGGCGGCTATACGGCAGCTAAGGTGTATACAGATTATCTCAATGATATGTCATTCGACCATAAAATCGTTATTGAACGAGCATTTGACCCAACAATGTGTGGATTCGATCCGCTCGCTCGAGAAACCCACAAGGGTGACGGTCAGTTTTGCTTTGAGCTGGTACCCTGGACTCGAGAGAGATTCGTAGAAGAATTTGGTGAAGAGAAGGCTCAAGAAATCAAATTTTCCCGTGGCTCTAGCGGTGTAGATGGATTCTCGTGGTCTTATAACAATAACAGTAAAGATATCGTTCTTATGTGCGAATATTTTGAGAGGAAGAAGGTTAAGCGAAAAATTGTAAAGCTATCGACAGGTCATGTTGTCACAGAAAAGCATTACGAAGAGTTACTTAAGCATTGGAACGATCAAGAATTCATCCAGCAAGCCCCAGTGATTGTTGCAGAACGCTACACAGAAATGGAAAGCATTATTAGATACATTTTCTGTGAAACACAAGTCGTATCAAGAGATGTCACTGACTTCCGATATCTTCCTATAGTGTTTATTGATGGCAATTCCGTAGATATACGAGATAGCGATCAGGGTAACAGCTATCAGATGACGCGACCTTATGCTTATCAGGCTAAGGGTATCCAGCAAATGAAGAACTTCTTCGGCCAATCTCTGGCTCAACAAGCTGAGAATATGGTTATGCATAAGTTCAAGGCGTCTATAGAGTCTATCCCAGATGATTATGAAGCAGCTTATCGAAACCCTCAAGAAGCCCAAGTGCTGGTTTACAATGCGTTCTATAACAATGATCCCAACATTCCATTGCAGCCACCACAAGAGGTTGTAATGACATCCCCACCCCCATTTCTTGAGAACATCTTCTATGGGTCAGACAATGTCACTCAAGCAATCTTAGGGGCCTATGATTCAACACTTGGAACCAATGAGAAGGATATATCAGGTACTGCTATCGCTAATGGGGCAATCTATAGCTCGGCGGCAGCGGCCCCATACCTCATGGGTTACATTCATGGCCTGAATCGGATAGGCCAAATATTATTAGACTTGATCCCCAAAATCTATGTTACACCCCGAACTATCCCCATCAAAACACCCGATGGAAAACGATCTTACCAGCTCATTAACGACCCTGATAATCCTAAATCTATTAACTTACGATTTAAGCCAAACGACTTACAAGTAACTGTTGAGGCTGGGGTTAATACGGCCATTCAAAAACAGGTAGCCCTCGATCAAATTACACGAATGATGCAGGCAAGCCCCTTATTCGCTCAGTTTATGAATACTGACGGCCTGGAAATTATCTTAGACAACTTCGACATCCGCGGCGTTGAAGAATTGAAGGTCCGCGCTGACAAGTTCATGAAACAATTGAAAGAGCAGCAACAGCAACAAGCGCAACAGCCAGACCCCATGATGGAGATAGCTAAGGGTGAGATAGAAGTTCAGATGGCTGACGTTGAGCAGCGTAAAGAGCGGGCCGAAGGGGAACTAGCCGTCGCCACAGCCAAGGTCGCTATGGAGCGGGAGAAAACCCAAGCTCAAGTTGCTAAAATAATGTCTGACATACAGCTGGCTCATGATAAACTAGGTCTTGATATGGACCGAGCAGCCAGCGATGACGCTCGGGAAGCGATAGATACCGCGCTGAAGATTACGAAGGAACATCATGACAGATCGAGAGAGCCAAAAACGGAATGAGTTAGAGTTCGTTTTAAAGAGAGTTGATGACCTTGTAAGTGTATTAAAAGAGCAGCCTGAAGAAATTAAATGCTTTGCAATTATAATTGCAGATGACGAAGGGTCCGGCGAAATTATGTGGTCTGACTCTGGAAAGGATGGTATTATTTTGTGCGGCCACTTAGAAGTGATGAAATTCAAAATTATGAGAGCGATGGAAGATAGGGTTAAGTTATTAGGTAACTTGGAAGACGAGAGTTTAACTAATAAACATTAAGATCATTAGGGATATGATAGATGTTTGAGAAAATAAATAGTAAGAAAGAGGGTGAAAGTATTAATATAGATGAAGAATTCATAGCTATAGGAGAGAAGCTCAAAGAATCTATAGAGGATATAGAAAAGATTTCTAAATCGGCGGATGAAGAATTAAGAGAATTACAAAGAGAGCAAAAAGAGTTAAGGGAATCATCTAAAAGAGATGTTATTGTTAATTCTAATCCTATATTTAATGGAAAAAGTATGAAACCCATACTTAGAATGCAATCAAATACAATCAGATATTACAGCCCATACGGAAATCAGGTAATTCTTATTGTGGAAGAAAATAACCCGAATAGCTATAATCCTTCAATCAAAGTATCCGTTCCTGAGATATCGGATAAAGAAGTAATAGTATCAGGTAGAAATGAAATAAAAGACCTAATCGAGATATTAATGAGAGCTTTACAAGATGCTCCTATCAGCATTCCTTATAATGATGAAGCTCTCGGGTGGGTTTCTGTCGGAGAATCGGATGATCGAATAAAGCATTTGGTTGAGGGGTTATGAGTAAAGAAGAAACAAAAATAGGAAGGTAAAAAGTAATGGCTAACACAGAGGAAATTATGAAAATCATTCGTCTATCAATGGAGCTGGCGAACAAAGATCATGAAATCATAGCAATAAATGTTTTGGACACAGGTCAGGTATGTTTAAGTGTACGAAATGATGATGAAGCCCAGAGTATCGAGTTAAATGACGAAGACATTTATCAATTAAAAGACTTTTTGGATATAGCAGCGGATGCTCTTCGTCGCGCCAAGCTTAGGGGCATAGATAATGAGTCGGAAGATGTGCTTTTTTAAATGCCAATAACTAGTTACGATCAGCTTCAAAAATCTCTAGAATTCTTTTGCGGCGAACGTTTTCCAGTAGGCAAGACTATAAAAGAGCAAGTTGACTGGCATTTTAAAAGATATTACCTTAATCAAGACTCCCTGAAGGAACACGAAAGAAACCAAAAAAATATGAAGCTAGTATGGGGAGAGTGGCTGAGAGGCGAGATTGATCTTTGATAATAAACTAACTCATGTCTGATAACTATTATTATCGGACATAGGTTTTTCTTTGTTCTAAATCTCTCGAATTCGATACCTTTAGATATTTAATAGGTAATAGGTCAATCAAGGCATTATGAGCTATAGAAAGTTAAAATCCTTATATTCCAAGATACCTAGCATAGACTGCAAAGGATTATGCCATCCCTCTTGCACTGTGGTTATGGCTGAAAAAGTAGAGACAAGAAGAATAAGAGAATGCACAGGATCAAATCCGTTTAATCCCTCTCGTATTTTAAGAAAAATTCAAATAAGTATAGAGGGGAATAACGTAGAAATTCCTTCATGCGAGGCATTGAAGAATGGGCGTTGTTCTATTTATCCTTTCAGGCCGGCGATATGCCGATTATATGGCGTTGCTGAGGGCCTTGAATGCGAATTTGGGTGTAGGCCAGAAAGATACCTTACAAAAGAAGAGGCCCACCAAATACTTAGAGATGTTCGAGATCTATAACCTCATCATCATAAAGTAACTTGAGGAACTAATACTTCGCTGCCTATAGTTCATGTGCACCTCGATTTGATTGATGGTGTACTCCTCCTCCCCTCTTCTCCCAAAATCTATTATTGCTAAGGAAAACATTTATGACACACGATCATTGTTGTGAAGTCGGGCCTGTCGGTCCGCAAGGCCCTCAAGGTCTTCAAGGTGTAGCTGGTCCTCAAGGTAACACTGGTCAAACGGGTCTTCAAGGCCCAGTAGGTCCCCAAGGTGCCCAAGGTCTTCAAGGTATTCAAGGCCCCAAAGGGGAATGCGCTCAAGGTGATTGCCATTGCGATGACCCTGAGTTCGCTGAAGTTTTCTCTATCGTAGATCAGCTTCTTTCGCCCTCTCTTGGCACTAATCAACCTGGTCAAGTGGCTCTACTGGAACAATCCATTTATGCCACTTCCAATATCGACATTTCTTTAGCAGGCTCTCAAGGCAAGATTAAGGTCAATAAAGCTGGTTGGTATGATGTGGCGACAGGTATCTGCGCTTCACTCAACCCAATTGCTAGCCCATTACCCGTCTGGTCATTGTCCTTGTTTAAAAATGGCGTTATTGTCCCAGGCTCTACCTTTGCCAACATGACCCTAAGCCCAGAGCAAAAAGCCAATGAAATCGTGGCTGACGTGTTCCTCCATTGTAATGCAGGCGATGTCTTGGAATTGGCTAATACCAGCGTTGCAGCCATTCAATTGTCGGCACCCAGCTTAGGTACCAATGCTCAAACCAACTCAGCTTATATGAAAATCATATTGTTGAAGGCTGATTAAGGGTGATATAGTCGTAATGCGAGAGAAACGGACACAGGATGAGCGCACCTGATGTCTGTTTCTCAAGCTGATAGACATAGTCAACTGCCTTTGCTATAGTAACAGTGGGACCCGACCCATAATTCGGGGCAATACGCCGCTCTCACGGAATCGAGAGCCGTAGATTCAACGATAGAAGAGCTATCACCGTCGCGGGGTTAACAGCGGACTGGAAGACATGGAAGTCGAGACAACGGAAGGAACCGTTGATTCAGTGCAGGCACCATCTGAGAAGATGCTCCCTCAATCTGAAGTCAACAAAATTGTGGGCAGGGAAAAGGCCCGTCTTGAAGCTAAAATGTTGGAGCAATTCCAACAACAGCAACAACAAGCCAATCCCTTAGATATAGACACGATCAAGCAGCAAGTCCTTGATTCTGTTCTTCAATATGCTAAACAGCAAGAAGAAGCAGAGGCAAAGAAGGAGCGAGATCGACAAGAAGCCGAGCAGCGCCAGCAATTAGAGCAAGTTGCGGGCCAATACTACCTCAAGATGGGTCAGGGTAAAGATAGATACTCAGACTTTGATGAGGTTATGACGGACTTCGAGCCTACAGCATTCCCTCAGGTTGCCTTACTCGCGGCGCACTTGGAGAATACGCCAGATGTCATGTATGAGCTAGCGAAGAACCCTAATAAGCTAGTTCAGATAAATACATTGGCCGAGCGTAGCCCTAAGATGGCAGAAAGGATGCTAAAAGAACTTTCTGATTCCATCATCAAGAACCAAGAAGCGGTCGAAAATACGGTGTTACCAAAAGCACCGCTTTCACGTCTAAAGTCATCAACCACCGTCGGTGCCGACACTGGAAAGATGACCGTTCGTGATTTTAAGAATCAGGATTGGCTTAAAAACTGACCAGTTGTCGCACCTTGTAATGACTTTGCAAGGAGGCAGCTTTAATGGCTATCCCAAATAACTTATTGCAGACCGTCACGACATATCAGATGTCGGGTCTTGCATTTTTACAAAACTTAAATTGCTTTATTGGTACAGCTAACACTAAGTTTAACGAGTTCGACAAATTAGCGAATAACTTAGGTTCTACTGTTAATTTCGACTTAACACCTCGTTTCAATTTCACAAATTCCTTGGTCGCTGCATTCCAGCCAGCAGATCAGCGGGCGCTACCATTAACGGTTAATCAACAAGGTTCAGTATCATTCGCCTTTAATGCTTCCCAAATAATCTTTAACGTAAAAGACTATATGGTTAAGTTCGGAAAAGGTGCAATCATGGAACTGGGTTCTAAGGTTGAAATCAACGTTGCTCAAAACTGTGTAACGAATACCTTCCGTTTCTTCGGCGATGGCGTCACACCCATTAACAGCTATCAACAATTAGCCCAAGCTTTGATGTTCTTCCGAAATTTCGGGCAGGTACAGCACGATACGAAAGGGTATATCGCTGACAGTGCAGTGCCAGGAATTGTTAACAGCGGATTGAATCAGTTCACGCTCGACCGTGGTAACCGTGAAGCTAACTCTTGGGAATTAGGTAAATTTTCTAATTCTGACTGGTATCAAAGCAACTTGCTGCCTGTTCATGTGGCTGGTGACGTCGGTATTAACGGAGATACTCTAACGATCTCAGCCATTAACCCTCTTGGTGCGCCAGCGGATGGTTCTATTACCTCCCTTAGCTTCACCGGAGCAAGTGCCCTTAATGATCCTAATGCTCTATTAACTTATGATAAAGCGCAATTCCAGGATAATGTTGCAGGCCAACCCAATATGCGGTTTATGACCTTCATTGGTGGTGCGGTATCTCAAAATCCTGTTCAGTTCCAAATCATAGGCGGTCCTTACGCTTCTGATGGTGCCGGTGCTATTGCTAACGTGCAGATATTCCCACCCCTCCAGGCTGGAACCACGATCTCAAACAACGCTCAATTTATTAATAATCAGGTTGTCGTCGGTATGCAGATTAAAGTCCTACCAAGCCATAGATCGGGCATGATTACGGCGGGTAACCCCTTATTCTTGGCAATGCCACAGCTACCTGACCAGGTTCCGTATCCAACAGCTAATGCTTATGACCCTGATACGGGGGTAAGTATTCGTCAAACGTACGGGTCTGTATTTGGCCAAAATACTTATGGAATGATATACGATTGCATATGGGGCAGTACTTTGGTCCCCGAGATGAGCATGGCCCTTATATTCCCCTTATAGTTTGAGAAATGCTCTATCTAGTTTAACACGTTCTCCTGAGAAGCCTGTACTCAGTCATGGGAGTACAGGCGCTTAACTGAAAAGGAATTCAATATGACAGTTCAGCCTAATTACCCCATCGTTAACAAAGGGGAATCCTATATAAATGGCCTAGGTATCTCTTGGGCAACCAGTACGACCATAACCTTAGCTGCGGGCCAAGCAAGAGATTCGCAAAATATCAATGATATTGTGCTCTCCGCTGCCGCCACCATCAACGTTAGAAGGTCAGGCGTAGTTAATGGGATCGACATTGGTACCGCCACAGGTAACTTGGCCATCAATACGCTTTATGCGGTCTATGCAATCGGTGACTCCAATGGTAACAATGCGAGCGGCGGCTTAGTCTCTTTAAACTTTGTTGCCCCACAATTGCCGTCGGGATATGACATGTACCGTCGAGTGGGTGCCTTCAAGTCTGACGCAACCGCTGTACCAGGGACATTAATCCTTAAGTTTGCCCAAGCCGGAAACGGTGTTAGTCGCTGGATGTACTACTCATTGCCTATTCAGGTCCTAAACGGCGGTGTTAACGCCGCTGAATATACCGACGTAGATTGTTCAGCTTCCGTTCCAACTGGCGTTTCTAGGCAGTTGGCTATCGATATGGACTTCAATGCTAACGCTGCCGCTGACAGTGCCGTATTAGAAGTAGGGCCTCACGTTGCGGGTGATGTTGGTTTAGGCTATCAGCAGGTAGAGATCATTGCCCCAGTGGCGGGTGCCGTAGCCCATACCCGATTGCCGGTTATTGTCCCTTGCGGTAGTACCTCTCGAATTGCGTTCCATATCTCAGCGGGCGCATTATCGCTGAATCTGAACGGCTATGTAGACCAACTATAAGGTTAGGACATGCCATATACTGTTCTTCAGCTCATTAATAACGCGTTCTACACAAGCGGAATCGTTGCTCGTGACTTTCAGACTGTATCTGGCGCTCAAGAGGGTGTCGGGTTTGAAGTTCTAAACGAACTCTTAACCGACACCGTCGTTGAGGATGACATGATTCCGTATTACACGGACTACACCTTCAATGGGGTTATTGGCCAAGAAGCTTACTTTGTTCCCAACCTCATCGAGGTAGACAGCCTTGTATTTTACCTCCAGAGTGTTCGTTATCCGATGCAACAGCAGCAACGGGTAACCTACTTCTCCACCCCAAGGGCGAATAACATTAACTCCTTGCCGGTAACCTATCATGTGGAGAGAAAGCTAGGCGGGGCAAATGTCTATTTATACTTTTTCCCTGATCAAGCCTACCCCTTTGAGCTCTGGGGATTGTTTGGTTTAACTCAGGTAGTCATTAATCAAGACTTAGACCTAATACTTGACCCCTTCTATATCTCCTATCTGAAGTACCACCTAGCGAAACGGCTATGTACGAACTATACCTATTCGGTCCCCGAAGAGGTTGCAGGGCAGCTCGCAAAGTATCAGTCGATCATTTCCAAGCGATCTCAACAGATGGACCTAACCTTACAGAAGACAACAACTCTGGGGACACCGATAGGATTCAGTTTTGCCCAAGTCAACCTCGGTAAAGGCTGGAGTCCTCCGTAGGTAAGGGATGGTTCCATAATTTATGAAAAAAACAACTGCCGCCGAACAGGTTAAAGTTAATATAGTGGGATCATCCACATTTGGACGATTCGCGAAAATTTCATCAGAGCGCACCTACAATATGTTTGAGTCAGATTCATGGCTTATCCCTTTCAGCGGTTATAAAAAAGTCCTTCAACTCTTTCCCGCAGGTGTTGGCCGAGGTCTATTTCGTTCTATCCGCGGCGGCTTCTTGCTTGCTGTTATCAATGCGAATGTATATCGGTTGAATGCTGTATTAGCCCCAACCCTTATAGGAACGCTGGCGACAGACCAAGGTCCGGTTTTTATAGATGAAAACCTGGCTAGTCAGATATGTATCGTCGATGGGGTAAATGCTTATATCTACAATCACTCTCTTCCGCCAAACCTGACCGTCCAAGCCCTTGGCGGCGGCATTGTTCCCTTATATGTGTCATACCATAACACTTTCTTTAATATTGGCAACAACTACCAAAGCTCTGCTTGGTATTCATTCAGTTTTAATACAGCAACAACAATAATCCTAACTTCAACACAAGCCCTACAAACAAAACCGGATTATGCGATTGCAGTGAGGAGAATCCCAAATCAAGGTGCTAACGTGCTCGTATTTGGTACCGCTGTGACAGAGGTTCAGACCCAGATCGGAGGAAATCAAAACTATCGCCGGAATAACACCATCAGTATCGACTATGGCTGCCTCAGCGTTAACACCATCGATTCGGCTGACCAGTATGTAGCATGGCTCGGGGTCAATGAATTCAATGCCCCTGTGATATTGGTTTACAGCAATCAAGGGGCCCAGCAAATATCAACTGATGGCATTTCCTATGAGCTGGGCAAGATCCAACATCCAGAGCAATCGACGGCCGGTTTCATCCGTGTTGATGGACACCTCATGTATCAACTGACCTTCTATAATGCTGTCGACAATGTCACTTACCTCTATGACTTCACAGAGCAAAAGTTCTATAATTTGACCGACCAGAATCTCAATCATCATCCCGCAACCCAGTACGCTTATTTCAATCAAACTACTTATTTTTGTAGCATAAATAACGCTTCCATTTATGAGATTAGTACGGAATTGAACGAGATCAATGAGAATAGCCCTGGCGGTCAAGATCCGAACCTAATTTACGACATGCAATACGCTAGAATCACGGAGACCATCCGAGAAGAAGATAATAGCCGATTCATCGCTCAGCGGTTCTCCTTCACCATAGAACAGGGGAATGACCCAAATTATCAAGGGGCGGATCCTCCGATCGTGCCGTATCAACCAAGAGTAGACCTGTCATTATCGCAGGATAGTGGCTTTAGCTGGGGTAATACGGTCCCCTATTATCTAAATCCTCTTGGTCAGCGCCGGAATCTGATAAACTGGGATCAACTAGGGGCCTGTAATGAGATTACCTTTAAATTGAGATTCTGGGGAAAAATGCCGTTCATCGTCAATTCAGGAATACTAGAGGTTCGTAAATAGGTGGCCGACATTCCCTCATATATCAAACTGGCCGACCAAGACATCTATCATGAAGAGCTGTCCCAGACCTTGCAGCAAAATTTTGGAAACAATGGGGTTGTGATACCGAGCTTAACCAATGCTCAGCTTACAGTAGATATCGTGTCAGATCCCTTCGGCAACCAGGCACCCAATACGCTTGCAAATTTAATGCCAAACGGTTCTCTATGGTATGTAACCGATCACGCACCACCTGTTTTGGTTGCTAAAATTAATAATGTGTTGGTTCAGCTACAGACCGCCGCATACCCATAAGGAGATTAAATGGGATTCTTCAGTAAGTTATTTGGCGGCAGCGGCGGAAACCCAGCCAATGCCGGAATGGGATACCTAAACCAGATCCCTGGCATGGCCAAAGGCTATTTAGAGCCCTTCATTAAGCGCGGCGCAGAGTCTCAAGACTTTGTGACCCCTTTCTATTC